AACGTCACGGTCACGTTGGTTTAACGACACCCCTGCATTAACACTGCATGTGGGTGCGTTTCCGAGGCGGGAGAATCTTTACCGGGCCTTCCGCTTGCCAGTCTTTGCCTTTCCTTTTCTCGCCACGGAAGGCATGACAACCACAACCTCAGACTTGCGCTTGCGCGGCGCAGGCCCAGGGCGTGGAGCGGGTGCTTCAAGTCGGCGGGGGGGTACTTCGGCGGCATCAGCAGCACCAGCTGCGGCGCCCCACCTCCACCGGATCCACCCTTCTTTCGAGAAAGTCCAACTGCCTCCAGAACTGGGGCAGCAAATGGCACGAGCTTCGTCACCATGGGAACTGCAGCCTTGACCGCACTTCCAATAGCGTTGAGTATCGTACCAAAGGAATTCCAAGACGACGGGTAGACCGTGCGATTCAGCTCAGCCAATGCAACATGGTACATCTCGACAACCTTCATCGACGGCAAGGCTGCTGGCTTCGTGAACTGAAGAACAGGAGAATTCTCCTGAGGTATGTACTCAAGCCCCATATGAACACGAACCGTCACAGAGGCCTGGGTAGCAAGACCGCGCCCAATGACAACACCAGTGGAACACGACATAAGAGCCGTATCCCAGGCATCAACAAAGGGCGCAGCGGCAGGATTTGCTATGACAAGTGACTCAATGTCAAATACCACAGCCACCTGAGATGTCGAAAAGGCGCCGATAGCAGAAAGAGGTTGAAAGAGTGTGGGGACATAGCCAGGTACTTGAGCACCATACCCAGCCATCGCGATTGAATTATCGCGCCCCGTTCCGTTCCTACCAAAGAAACGGAATGCTGATCCGCCGAACGACATAGGAGCAAAGTCAATGGATGGATTCGTATACCTCGCAGGAATATACGCACCGTTGCGGAACGGCCACCCAACAGACTGAGGGTCGAGCATGGCCATGTTTGCTTCCGACAGGGGCAAATCGACATATGCCCTACGGAACATGGCCGTGTTGTTCGCCGCAAGCGGCAAGTAGGCCGACCCAGAATAGCCGTACAACTGCTCGGTCATGGTATCGATGTTCACTGGCCTACTAAAAGACCCAGCATAAATCGTACCCTGGTCGTAAAGGCTCGAAGCCACCGGATAGACAGTCAAACTGGCATACCGTCGACGGACTGCAGAATACAGTCCTGTCGCCCGCACAATGAACGCACCAGCAGCGGTTGGGTTCACGTTATAGGCGATGTCCGAGAGGACAGCTGTGGAAGCCGTCTGTGCGGCAATGAGGGGCTGAGTAGCCAACGTCTGGACTACCAAACCACCATCCGCACCGTTATTGGCTGAAATGCCAGTAGTGGCAAAATTCACACCAGCAACACCAGCCAAGGCGACGGCAGCAGTGCAATCGCCTGGGGGTTGGATGATGCAGAAGTCCCAATCGGCAGTGACGCCTGTGGGACAAGAAACCGTCATCTGCACTGTGTAATCCGGAAGGATCACAGCAGCCTGAGCGGAATCAGGAATGGGACCGCAAGTCCCACTCCAGGCTGGATGGAGCGACTTCACCAGCCAAGTGACAGCAGAGGAGGCTGTCGGCGACTCGATGCCACCTGCCGTAAGGCGGCGAACGATGTCCTCAAAGAGCGGCGACCCTGCAAGGGTCGGATGCGCAGACGTAGAAGAAGACGCCATGGTTTTCCACTTTGTGTTCGGGGTCATGGGCCCCCAGACACTCTCCGGCACAGAAGGTCAGCAGTATCAACCTCGTCAATGAGGTCTATGAGCGGGTGACGGAAGAAACACGTTTTGGGAAGATTCAACATGTATTCCTCCAGAGACAGCACCTCAGCCTCAGTCATGCCATAGCGCTGACAGAAGCTAGCCATAACCACCCGTTCGTCGACCTCACCCTCCAAAGACACGAAATTCATATACCGCTTTGGCTTGATGACAACAGCATCACCATGCACACCCCCAAACATCCGAGCCAACAACACGCGAACAACAGGGACAAATCCACAATTGACCTGAACACCCTGTGCAACAGCGTTTACGTAGGCCTGGAGTTTCTTTTTCGGTGGATCGACTGCCAAACACAACTTATTCAGCAGCCTACCGGGCTTCGGTACAAAAGCGGTACGACCGCAATTCACCTCAAGCCAACAACCCGAAATAAACGACACATCACGCCAATCGCTGAACTTCCTTGCTTCTGGAATGAAACCAAAAGAGGCTTCAACCGACATCATGTCATCCACATTGAAGTCCGAATACGAATAGGCGAGAGCATCGTCCCCCATGATAAGAATGCCACCGTGGAGATTCTGCGCAACAAATGCTTCAAGAAGCACTGCCGCATTGATGATAGAGTTTCCAATGGTTGTGTCACAATGCCCCGACTTCGTGCCACACCATTCACGGAAGCGGAGTCGACCCCACTTGGTCCTCGAGGTCCCAATGACGCACCGCGACTTGGCCGCAAAGTCGGCCAACTGAGGCGATACCAGGCGATATGCAAGCAACTTCAGGTCAAATGCAACATCACCAACGGTAGCGTCGAACCTCGAAAAATCACGCTCGTAAAACCACACCTTGCGCCCACAAAATGCCACATCATCCATCCATTTCGCCAAATCAACAGAGTTCATACCACAAGCCAATGTGATATCCACCCCAAAGACAGGCAGCGTACTACAAGCCTTGCAAAAAGCTTTCTGGAAAATCAGGAACTCACGTGCAAAGAGCGCCTGGGTCGCCATATTCAAGTACGCCTGGATCATACGGGCACGCTTGGGAAATCGAATGCTCACTTCCCGTTTGACGAAACAGCGGACACGCCTCGGGTCTACAACATCCCAGAAGACGGATCGAGCTATCTGTTTCTGCTTCGCACCTGGCCAGCGAGACATCCAGGTTAAAAACAGACCGTCGAACTCACTAAGAGCACCAACAACAAGGGGGGACAAGCGGGTGAGCCACTCAACCGCATGGGTAAAAACAGCAGTCGCGACGGGTCGTGCGCACAGATGTCGAGTGCAAGCAGCATTCAACAAATTGCACGCACAACTGCGGCAGACAAAACCACTACCGGTTGAAATACCACACAACGTGGCACCAACTTGGCCTTGCCTATCGCAAACCCTAGGAGGAACAATCTGAAGAGTATGAACCCCGTCAACGACCAAATCCGGAAAACCAAGGCACGTGGTAAGACCCACCGCGCCAAAAGTAAACTCGGCAACACCGTACCCCATGCGACTCACCAGTAAAGGGTCGAATCCGCACAAAACCTACGCTTTCCGCCTAAAGAACCACCCGGACACGCCCCCGCCGGTAAACCGATCGTTAAACCAGCGAGGAAACCACGACCGCCACTCTGCGTGACTACGAAGGGCGCTCAAACGCCTCAAACGCGTCACAGCAGCAGCGTGGGTGCTCACGGAACGGGTGTGTTCTCGCAAAGCATACACCACGGCAGAGTACAGGTGAGGAACCGGTACTTCACCAAACCGCCTGGCCAAAGCAGCCACGACGGTCGCGATGTGCGCTTGCGGGTCGACATTCTGCGACACAGACACGAGAGGCCTAGCAAACGCGAGGTGCTCAGGGTCAGGAGGAGCCGTAGGAACCTGGGGAGGAGCCTCACCCATGGCGGCAGAGACAACGTGCGCTGCGAGAGCACGCCGCCGAGTCCGGCGCAGATGGCGAAACATATGCCTCACCCTGCGCCTAACATTGCCGTAAATCTTACAAGAGACGTCAAACAACCAGCACACGGCCCCACCAAACAGTGCCATGAGCATAGCAACCAACGCCTCAGTCAGAAACCACGTGAGCCACACTGAGAAACTCACCCAGATAAGGGCCAACACTGCCCAAACCTTGGCGAAGAACACAATGCACCCAGCCCAGAAATACCCAAGGAGGCGAGCGAAGCTCGGGTTCGGTCCAAGAACGAAACCCGGGCGACGGCGCACCCTAGGGCGTCTACGAGAACGAGATGAATCACTCGAACTCGAAGATGATGACGACGAGGAGGAAGAAGAAGATGGAGGGCGCTCAGGGCGCACACCCCCACCTCCCGATCCCGAAGGAAAAGATGAAGGGCGCTCAAGGCGCACACCCCCACCTCTCGACCTCGAGGCCGAAGAGGACGAAGAGGACGACGTGGACAGTCGCCTGCGAGCTTTACCTGAATGATCACTGCCACCAGGCTCGTAATCTTCGACTCGCTGACGCAATGCACGACGTCTGCTCTCCGCATTGCCAG